CGGCCACACAGGCACGCGCTCTCCGTCAATAAGGATGGTGCACGGGTCGGGGGGGCCTTCGCACGAATTCCGCTTTGTGATCCGGAACGTAGCCGCAAAATTTTCAATAAGATGTTTGTAGCATTCCGCAAATTCAGATTCTTCGGGCGGCCCATACTCGTACTCAACGGTACCCCACTCGCCAAGGCCGGCGCTCGAACTGTCAACTGTGAACTCCAGCGGCATAGACAGGATCGGCAACCGTGAAATCTCGTCAAACGGCTTGCTGCAAGTTATTCCAACGCCATTTTGGCAATCTGCATCTAGTTCGATGACCGCACGCTTTCTGATGGCGTAAACCGTATCGGGGTTACCATCGTAATCTCGCTCGTCCACCTTCATTAAGTATCTAATTTCCGCGTATATGCTCGTATACTTGCCGTATGGGTCTTCCCTGCAACCCAAGTCTAACTCTATCCACACAAGCGCGCCGAAACTTGTGCCGTAACTAACTGAAGCATATCCATTATAAATCCACAAGTTTAAATACGAGCGGGGTACGTCTGGTGCAGGCTCCCCGCCCTCGCACGGAGGGTGCACGGACACTTCGAAGAAGTCTGAGTTATCACTAACGCACGGAATAAATGGCCTCGGCCCGTATGCCAACGGAGATAGAAACTCAATCTTGTAGAGACACCAATCCGGGCACCCGCACGGCGGGTCGCAGTTGCCGCCGCATGTCGGCTCGGTGTACCCACCACTGGGATCCTCGACGCAGACTTCGTCTACGCACTTATACCGCTTTGGCCTGCAACACAGGCAACTTGGGAGAAGGATCATGGGGGTGGTGCCTCACACTCCGCAGCGACAACGTACCAGCGGCCATTACCATGCTGTGCAACGCTCACCCACTTCTGGGCCGCGATGTCCGCGTACTTGTTAATTACGTTCTCGACAAACTCGCCGTCCGTCTGCGTCTCGTTCGGCGGCGATCCGTCTTCCCAGACGGACAGGGTGGTGACGGCCCCTTTGTTGAACGAGGATGAAGTCTTGCAGAGACGCATTCTGCTGCCGACGCCGTTGCGCTGCATATGCTGCAGTTTCGCTTTGTCAGACGAGCCGCTGCCGATGGATGTACGCGAGTTGCCGATGTATGTAAAGACTTCTGTGAGTTTTTCGCGAACGCCCGGCCCGATGAAGTATCGCTCTTGCCTTGCCATTGCTCACCCGACCCTGAGGGCTAGAGTCTCGGCAAAGTCCGAGGTTTCGTAAACGCTATATCTCTTGATTAGAGGCTCTTCAGATTCAGCCAGCGGGTGGCCGTTGTCATTGAGGGCGACCGGCTGCGCGGATGGCAACTGCGACACGCCGCCATTTTCGTACTCAAAGACCTTTACCATGGCGCGAACCTTTTCGCCTATCGTCACCCCGTCAGGCAGCGCGAGCGGCGTGAGAACCTTCCCGTCTTTGTGTTTGAGCGGCTGGCCATATACGTCAACGCCCTGGCCTATAACAGAAAACGCCTTCACGTTGTACCCGGTCTGCGGGATTCTCAAATCCCATGTCTCTGGTTTATAGGCGAACTCATAGGTCGCCATCCAGCCTCGATACATCTCGCCGCCCCACGACTCGATGGTCGGCTTCATCGTCAACCCGCGAAACATGAGCGTCCTTGGTTCTATGACCAATGATCCAAGTTTCAGTTGTTTACTGTTGACCGTGCCGACAAGTGTAATATGTTTTGTCGGATCATCGGGCACGAACTGCTCGACGGCAATGGTGGAAATGTAAGTCAGGGTTGTGATCCCGTCGTACATATCACCTGCAGAATTCTTTGCCGGAATGGGCTTTCCCTCAGCAACTGTCAGGTCTTGTAAAACTCTGCGCCACTCATAGACAGGCAACTCTGCGGTCGAGGTGCTCGTCGTGACGTTTGGGGGCCGAATGTCTGGAGAAAACGACTTTGGGTCTTCGCCGCCGCCCGAACTCTCGCTTGAGGGATAGGATCCATACTGAAACGTACACAGAACGACGAGCCTGCTGTCGCCTTCGTACTTTGCATCAAAGGCGGTACACCAGATATTGTTGTTTTGCGGGTGGTTGTTGCCAATGTAGATCCCGCACGCTTGCTGAATGTCGAGCGCTTCGTTGGGGGAGTTCATCAGAACCCGAAAGACTCTCGTTTGAGAGTCTGCGAGTTTCCCAGAATCGCCGCCAGAGCGGGAAAACTGCTGCCCTGAGGCGATTTCACTGACCTGACGCGGAGGCATAAATCAACCCTCAGTGATGTCTACGCGAAGTCGGGATCCAGCAGACCCCTTCGCCTGATACGCAGTTCCGCTCGACAGGCGGAACATGGCTGGCTCTCCAGCGCGGAGCGTTGCGAACGAGACGAACGAACCGCCAGCCTCAATCCCAATCTGCACGGTCGAGGCGGTGGCAGTAGACAAGTTCCGCATGAAGCCGAGGCCCACGCTGCCTAGGTTGGCCGTCGAGATGCTTGAAGCGCTTGTCGAAAGCGTATAGATGTCAGCGCGCATGCCGGTGAGGCTCATCGACGCCGTGACGTTACTTGCAGAGACTGAGTTATCCAGCAAACCCTTGCCTACGCGAAGGTTCATGCTGTAGGTGATGTCGGCCATTTTTGTGCTCCTTATTAGTTGTCGAAGACGCCCGGCGGGGCGCCGTTTTCGCGTGCGATGGTGACGAGTTCTGTGAGTGCCGTGCTCTGCTTCTGCAGTTCGACGAGGTTCTGGTTCTTGGCCGAGTCGTCGCCACGCAGAAGCCTGCTGAGTTCTGACCCGCCCTGCGCTGTGTTGATGTCCATCGCCTGCAGCGAAGCCCTCGATGGACCCTGCACGACAGCGTTCATGACCTGATCGGCCATGCCGAAGATGGCCGGGGCGGTCTGGCGCATGGAGTCGTCGATGATGCGGCGCTGGGCCTGTGCGCCAGTGGCTTTTGCAACGTCGCCGCCATCAATAGCAGACTGAACGTCGTTCAAGCCGCGCGCCAGTTCTTTTCCAGCGCGCTCTGCTGGGGTCATTGCCAGTTCGATACCGCGATTCTCTGCCTTCTGTCGCTCTTCGATCTGGTTGCTATTGTTTCTTGCGCCCCTGACACGACGGTCTTCTCCGACCGCCGCTTCAACTTGGGCATTGAGCCGACTCCTCTCTCTGAGCAGTGTTTCGCGGTTGACGCTTGGATCGCCAGATGCGAGGTCTTCTTCAATATTCCGCAGCCGCGCAAATGTGCCAGCCAGAGGGTCGTCTGGATCAGTCGCTCGTCGCTCAAGTCTGTCGCGAGCGAGGGCAGTTTCAAACTCGACATCTCTGTTTGCCTGCCGCTGCTCCTTGAGATCTTCTGCCGCCTTGACCTCTGCGTCAAAAACCCCAAAGCCACGCGGCCCGAGTCGTCCAGCGACAGGCTGCTCGTTAGCCCTCCTCGCCTCCTCCTCACGCTGCGTGGCCGCATTGAGATTCGACTCAGCCTCTGCTGTCGCCCGTGCTAGCGACTCCGCGAAGCGGTTGACTTGCATCGTCGCTGCCTCAAGGGCGGCGGCCTCCTGATTGACAGACTCCATCTCCCTTGCGGATCGCATCCGCACAAAAGGGTTGCTGGAGGTCGAGTCAATCTGCGCCTGCGCGGCCCTCGCCTCCAGCACCCTCGCCTCGCGTGCCAAGCGTCCGGACTCAAGGCCAGCCGACGAAAGGTTCGACCCGATGCGAGAAAGCCTGCTGCCCGTCAAACCTTGCGGGTCAACGATTCGCGAGAATTCAAGGTTGCGGGCGTCTTTCTCGGCCTGGGCGCGGGCAGCGAGGCCACGGCGAATGTTTGCTTGCTCCTGCTCGATTACTTCCTTGCGAGCGGCCGGGTCGCTTGCTAAATCCCTGTTTGCTTGCTTGATCCTGTCCTCGGATGCAGCAATCTCCTCGGCCAGACTGTCCAGCCTTGCCCTCAGCGCCACCGACGCCGGGACGCCATCCTTGATCGCCGCCGCCGCCAGAGACTGCGAATTACCAAGGATCCTAGACGCCTCCGAGGCGGCCTTGAAATAGTCTGCGAGGCGGCTGTCCCCAATCAGAAGAAGTTGCTGTTGCTGAAGTTCTCTGATCGTCTCGGACGCGGCCTGCGATGCCGTAGTGTCAAACCCAAAAAGCGTTTCTGTGGCCTTCCCCTTAAGTCTCTCAATAATGTCGTCGATTGCTGCGACCTGGGCATCCCTGTCGCTCTGCGAAGACCCTAGCGGCAAACCCTGTGCAAGTTGGTCCGCACGAAGCGCCGTTGCGGAAAGAACGGGCTGACCAACTCGAAGGCCAAAAAGCGCAGACGCAGACATGTTTCCGGAAGCAAGCGCTTCGTTTGTCCCGCGTATGCCAGTCAGAGAGGATTCGGTATCGCGAAGTCTCGCGGCGGCAGCGCGAAGCGAGGCTTGAACATCTGCACCGCTTGGCGTCCGCATTCCAACAAGCCTGCGGCCGGCGCCTTGGTCTAGTCTTTGGAGTTCTGCGCGCTGCCTTTGAACAGCAATCGCAACGCCTGGGTTGCCAGCGTTCTCTAACCTGGCGTCCAGCCTTTCATTAAGGCCTCTCAGCCTCACGGCGCCAGCGTCTGTTGCAATCAACTGCTCCTTGCGCAACTCTCGCTGCTGCTTCGCAACCTTCTCCAGTGCGTCCGCAAACTCCTTTGCTGACTTGGCGGCGTCTGAGAAGCCAGCATTGGCGAGGCTGTCCCCAATCGAAGAAAAACCTTGATTTATTTCGTTTAGCAGCGAACCTTGCCGCTCAACAGACTTTCCGAGCGCCTCGGACACCTCCGACGCTTCCTGTGCGGCAGTGACGTACCGAAGCAGTGCGCTGACAACCTGGCCGCCAATCACCACGCCAAGGCCAACCATGAGGCCGGTCGTGGCAGAGAGGCCGGGAATGACGCCAGACTGACCAAGAAGCAAGCCGAGTTGCGTGATGTTGTTTCCGACAGCGCGTAGCCTGTATTCAAGTCCACCGGTCGACGAGATCAGGTCGTCGATTGCAAACAGCGCTTGCTGCGCCGCTAATTGCACGGCACCGGCGCCTCTAGTCGTTATTGACCCAGCCGTGTTCCTTGCGCGCTCCATCGCAGTGCTGATCTGCTGCTCTGAATAGGCGCCGCCGCTTCGTGTCGCGATAAACCCAGAAAGCCCTTGTGTCGTCTGGCGAATCTCGTTGTCCAGCCTGTCGAGTTCGCGAACCATCGCGTCTGTCCCAAGACCACTTGCCGCAACGGCCGCCATTTCTCGCTGGAGTCGAACGACGCTTGCCGTTGCTCTGTCTATTTCGCCCTGGATGGCGATTCGCGCCCCACCGTTGGCGACCCCCCCGCGAAACTGCCTTGCCACCGATATGTCCGACGCGGCGTCTCGGGCGCCCTGCGACAACTGCTCGGCATTCCCCCCGGAAGCCTGCATGAACAGTTCGCTCTGCCGTCTGGCAGTATTGGCCGTAGCAACGTCGGCGGCAATCTGGCCCTCAAGGCGTTTCTGCTCTGCCAGAAGTCCGTTAATTCTCTGAAGCGACTGAGCAGCAGCCGTGTAGTTTCTTCCTTGGTTGAGTTGATCCTGCCGAGCCAACTCGGCGCTGATCTCTCGGTTGTATTGCAGGAGCCTGTTCGCCTGCTGCTCAAGTTTTGGGTCTCCAAAGCCTTTGGCTGAATCCGCAAGTCCTTGCGTCCTCGGAATGATCTCGCTGTTGAGCCGCAGCCGCGTCAAACCAATGTCTCGCTCGTTCTCCGGACCACGACGCGCGGGATCGTCCGGCGCAAGCCTGGACGCCTGCCTGTCAAAGTTGCTCTGAATCTGACGGCGCTGGAGATCGGTCGGTGAATAGAGAAGCGACTCCGTCTGCTGCGCGAGATTGCGGTTGATTTTTACCGACGACGCGGCGGCGGCCAACGAATCGACGGCCTGCCGGGCTTCTTTGGCAGACGCAGTCCCACGGTTGAGTTGCTCAACGACCGAGCCGACGCCAGCAATCAGGCCGTTGAACCTAGTGCCTCCGAGTTGGCGAAGGTCGTTGGCAAGAGTCTCAAAGCGAGCGCGAAGTCCGTCAACCTGTCTCTCAGCCTCAGGAGACACGACTTGCTGGATCTGTGCAGAGGTGAGTTCTCGCTGGAACGAGGCGTTGATGACTGTCTGCCTGTTGGTCAGGCGGTCGAGGTCTTGCTGGGCGCGGCCGCGACGAGTTAGGTTTGCTGGCGTCTCGCCGTAGTCAGCGATGCGGAGTTGCGCCGCCGCAACCCTCGCCGCAGCGCGCTCGATGTCGTCTGCGTTCCGCTCTGCCTCGACAGACAGGTCAGCGAAGGCGCCTCCGCGAAATCTGGCCGGGACGTTCTGGGCCTGGTTCCGCAACTCAAGCGAGCGCTGCAGCGACTCCCTTGCCCTCGGCTGGAAGAACGACGCGCCAGTGTTGTTGGCGTTCAGAGATTTGGCGAGATTCGAAAAGTCGCCAGCGGCGGCCGTGGCTCGACCCAGTGCCGTGATCCTGCGCTGGAGGTTCTCGATCCGCGCGGCCGAGCGGTCGTATGTGGTCGTTCCGGCGTCGATCTCGCTGTAGAGATTACGAAACCCAGCCTGCACTCGCTCAAGCGCTGGATACAACTCGGCCTGGACGGTGTTGGACAAGCCCTCGATCTGGTTCTTCACAGCCGTCAGTGGCCTGCCGACATCCTCAAAAGCGCGAAACTGGTCGCGTAGTCTGTTGGCATTCGGCAAGCCAGCGTCCACGCCGCGAGCCTGCAGTTGCTGGATCTCGCGAATCGTCCTCTGGAACCGCTGCAGTTGCGTCAGCGTGCCGTCGAGAGACCGCGTGTTCAGATTGAACTGAACGCCACGGGCTTGGCGGGCAAAGTCCTGGATCTCTCGGCGCGCTGTGCCGATCTGGCGCGTGAAGTCCTGCGTGTTAGCAGTGAGGACTGCAGATATTCTTCCGAGAAGCGCCATCACTCATCCTTGAGTCAGTTTCATCAGTTCCGCAGCCATCTGTTCTGGCGTCTGGTGCGGCTTCATAGATGCTGGAATAAATACGTCTTCCTCTGGCACCCTCTTGTAGTTTCCGCTGGCCGCCATGATGGTCCGGCAGATCCTTGCCGTTTGCCACCATTGATCAGGAAGTGGCCAGCGTTGGTCATACGCGTACCACTCACTGAGTTCCTCTGAATCAATCTCTGTCAGCAACCTCTTGACCGTCATCCCCAGCGCGAGCGCTAGGCGGAAGTAGAACTTCCGCTCTGGCCGCTCGGTGAATCTTTTCCCAGGCCTTCCACAGCCTCCGGGGTGAAGGCGTTGTGGCTCCAAGCCTTCTCAAACAGACGGTTGATCACGATGCTCGACTTCTTGCCAAGCGAGTCGTAGTCGCCGTCCGAGAACAGCCGCTCGCCGCCATCGTCGCAGAGCGTCAGACAGAGGAACCGCACGCGGAAAGCCTTCATCTTCTGCTCTTGGTACGACTCCTCAAAGGCGTCGCGCTCAAGTCCAGAGAGCGTCTTGATGTAGACATCGCCGCTCCATTCCGGAACCGGAACAGCATCACTCAGCCGAACGTCCTTCGCCGCCAGAATCGCCGCCTTGCTCAAAGACATATCGCAAAGTCCTTCACTTATGGTTGTGGTATGGTTGTGTCGACTACGAACGTAAGTTTTCCACGAATGAAATCACCGACAGCCATCTCCGTAGATGCGCTCTCCACGCACGCGTATCGCGACATGAAGATTCCGCCGTCGATGTGGCCTACTGAGAGCAGGCCGTACTGCCCGACCGGGGCGTTCGCCATCGGGTAATTGATAAGATTTGCCTGGCTGCGCATGTAGTCTATTGACACCTTGGGCGGCGATGTGATGTCGCCCGTGGTCATAAACTTCCTGACGGCAATGTCGTCCGTAACCGCCGTCATATCCACGATCTCTGGCTGCGCTTCCTCGACAGAAATCGAGAGAACGCTTCCAGTCAGCCCGGCGATTCCGGAGAACGCGAACGTCGTCCCGTGAGACGAGATAGCCACTGCCGCCTCCCGTCACCAAAGAATCAGGCGAGCCGGAAGGTCGCGGATCCACGAATGAAGTCGCCAACCGATCCGCCGATGCTTGCGTTGGAGCAAGTGGCGTTTCCGCTGAACGACATCGGGCCAGAGATCGACAGAGCGCCAGACGTACCGGCAGCGAGAATGGTCGTGTTGATGTAGTCGATCTGGACTTCTCGTTCCGTGGCGAAACCGCCGACGAACAAACGCCTGGCGTTGGCCGCCACGCCGAGGTGGGTCGCGTCGAGGAGGTCTTGCGAATCACTGACTTGTACCGATGTAACCGTGACGTTGCTGCCGCCGAACGTGAAGGTGAGTCCCTGTGCCGAAGTGCTCATTCGCGTGCGCCTCCTTGCGCGATAATGTGTTAGCCAGTCGCTTCAGACCAGCGAACTTGAAACAGTTGTCTGACTTCGTAGGCTGGCGGCAGTTGCGCCCCAACCGCCGTGGGGTCGAGGAAGTCGTCCACTTCGGAGACAAGCCTCATATCATGTATTGTAACCCCGGAGAGTGTTCCTGTGTGGCCATCTAGGGAGAGCCTGACGGCGTCGGACAACTCCTTCGCGCCGCCGTAAGTCATCGACCAAGAGGCGATCTGGAGCGACACTTCTGGCATAAACAGCGGCGTGTTTCCGAGGGTTCCCTCGCGCCGAACATTCGCCCGCTTGTAGATGATGAAAGGAACGGAGGCTCCCTTGGGGACGGCAATCGGGTAAACCTGGAAGCCAATGAGCCTCGCAACCTGGGGGCTGGAGACGAGTTTGGTGTAGATATGCTGCTCGGGAAGCAAAACCATCAGAGCGCTCCAGCAACCGCCGTGTTGATTGCGTCAATCAGGCCGTTCCTGATGATCCCCTGCACTTGGCTTCGCCTGGCCGTAATGGTGTTCTCCATCAGGTGGTAGCCTGGCATGGCGCCGTAGGTCTCGCCGGGGTGCAGCGTGAAAACCCCGCCGTCAGGAAGGAAGTCGTGCGTATACCCTCGACCGGCGCGTGCCTGGCGAGTCGGCTCTCGCCACGACGACATCAGGAAGTAGTACCCCTTGGACCGCGCCTTGAACTTGTCGCTGTCCTCAAGAGTGGCC